ATCGAGGCGGGCTGGGGCATCAAGGCGGGCTGGGGCATCGAGGCGGGCTGGGGCATCAAGGCGGGCTGGGGCATCGAGGCTGGCTTGGGCATCAAGGCGGGCCGGGGCATCAAGGCGGGCCGGGGCATCGAGGCGGGCTTGGGCATCAAGGCGGGCTGGGGCATCGAGGCGGGCTGGGGCATCAAGGCGGGCTCAGGCATCGAGGCGGGCTGGGGCATCGAGGCGGGCTTCTCTATTCTCTGCCAAGCAGGTCTTGCCGCGAAACTTCGCATCTTCGCCGGCCTCTGCATCTGGCGTTCTCCAGAGCTCGAAGAGCAGGTCATTGAGTGCGCCGAACTCACCGAAGGCACTGTGTGCTTTGGCGAGGTAAGACTTTCACCACAGAAAAAGACGGAAACTGAGTAGTGCTGACTGAAACCACAATTCGCAAGCTGAAGCGCCGCGCCGCGCGCTATACAACGACCGACGCGGCAGGCCTTGGCCTGGAAGTGATGCCGACCGGCCTGAAGGTCTGGCGGTATCGCTACAGGTCTGAGCGCCTGGGCGAGAGCCGCCTGACCATCGGCCGCTGGCCGGGAGTCTCGCTGGCCCAGGCCAGAGTGCGCCGCGCCCAGCTTGCGGAGTGGGTCGCCAAGGGCGAGAACCCGGCGACCGCCGCGCGCGAGGAAGAGCACATGAAAAACAGCGGGCAGACGGTGCGCGAGTTCGGCGCGCACTACATCAAAGAGGTTCTGCAGCGGGACCGCAGGCACCCCAAAGAGCTGCAATCAATGCTGGAGCGGCTGGTCTGGCCGGAGATTGGCAACCGGATCATGAGCCAGGTGACCGGGGCGGAGCTGCGCGAGATCATTTTCAAAAAGCGCGATGCGGACCGGCCCGCCGCCGCCGCCGCATTGCGCAACCTGCTCAAGCGGATGTGGGACTATGCGATCGTCTGCGGCGCAGCGACGGCAAACCCGGCGCACGCCACACCACTGAAGTTCATCACGCGCAGCCGGACGCGCAGCCGGACGTTGAGCCGCATCGAGGTTGGCCAGTTTATCTCAACGCTCTACACGAGCCGGATCAGCCGCGCGCACAAGCTGGCGCTGCACCTGATTCTGCTGACTCTTTGCCGTAAGAGCGAGCTACGCTTGGCGGAGTGGGCCGAGTTCGATTTCAAGCAAAACATCTGGGAGATTCCGAGCGAGCACTCAAAGACTGGAAAGCCGCACATCGTGTACCTGAGCCGCCAGGCGCTGGCCATCGTCACCGAACTGCACGACTCGGCTAACCCACTGCAAACCTTCCTGCTGCCAGCAGAAAGTAGCTTCACCCAGCCAATGAGCGCCAGCACCCTGAATGCGGCCATGACCAGGATAAAGTGGGGGATGCCGCACTTTACGATTCACGACCTGCGCCGCACCGCCGCCACGCTGCTGAGTGAGGCTGGCTACGCGCCGGACGTGATTGAAAAGGCGCTCAACCACACCATCAAGGGCGTCCGCGGCGTCTACAACCGGGCCGAGTATGCCGACCAGCGCCGCGAGATGCTGCAAGCCTGGGCCGACATGGTCGACGAGTGGAGAAATGGGTGAGATACCTGGACGTATGCACCGGAATTTCAGCGGCGACGGTGGCATGGAGACCGATGGGATGGCAGGCCGTGGCGTTCGCCGAGATTAACCAGTTTCCGAGCGCGGTGCTGGCTCACCACTATCCAGAAACGAGGAACCTTGGCGACTTCACGAAAATCCAAGCAAACGAGGCCGGGCCAATTGACCTTCTTGTCGGTGGAACCCCCTGTCAGGACTTCAGTATCGCAGGACTCAGAGCGGGTGTGGCTGGAGAGCGCGGCAACCTCACGCTTGAATTTCTTAGACTGGCTCAACGCCTGCGGCCCCGCTGGCTGGTATGGGAGAACGTCCCCGGAGTGTATTCCAGCACTTCCAAACACGCTCCCGATCACTCTCACGACGGTGATGGACGATGGCAAGATGACGCAAACGAAAGCCATGCGTTCGCCTGTTTCCTGGCCGGACTTCAAAAACTCGGGTATGGGTTCGCCTACCGAACTCTGGACGCTCAATACTTCGGAGTTCCACAGCGCAGGCGTCGCGTCTTCGTTGTCGGACATCTTGGAGACTGGCATCGTTCCGCCGCGGTACTTTTTGAGCGCCAAAGCATGTCGGGGGATACTCCGCCGTGCAGAGAAGCGCGGAAAGACGTTGCCCCCCCGCCTTAGCGCGCGCACTCACGGCGGTGGTGGACTCGGAACCGACTTCGACTGCGATGGAGGATTGATCGCCGGCACGTTGTCACCAGGGGCGCATCCCGGCAGCTACAACGGTCAAGACGCTTATTCAGGTCAACTGATCACCGCGCCACTGACTCAGAACCCCTACGCAGATAACGAGAGCCGCGAATCCTTGCTGGTCACGCACGCGCTCCGCGCCGATGGCTTTGATGCCAGCGAAGACGGGACCGGCCGCGGTACGCCGCTTGTTCCGGTGGCGTTCGTCCAGAACGCTCGTGACGAGATAAGACTGTTCAACGGTGACGGACAGACAGTAGGCGCTTTAGCGGCAGAACCTGAAGCAAAGCAGCAATGCTATGTGGCGTTCGACTGCAAGGCGTCAGGCCGCAACGGATTCGGCGTTGGAGAGGTAAGCCCCACCCTGCGCAGCATGGGTCACAAGAACACGCACCAGAACGCCGGGGGGCAGGTTGCGGTGATGACTCTTGCAATCCGTGGACGTGACGGCGAACCAACGCTTGAAATCCGCGAGGATGGCACAGCGAACGCGGTGCTCACTCCGAACGGGGGGCGTGGAGGAATCGGCGTCGGTGCCGTGGCTATTCAAAAGCGTGCTATCTGCGAGAACCCTGACGCCGGTCCGGATGGCGTAGGGGTGCGGGATGACGACACATCGTACTCACTTGAGGCGCGCACAGTACCGCAAGCGGTCATGACGCCAACCATGGCCGTGCGCCGCCTGACTCCACACGAGTGCGAGCGTCTGCAAGGATTCCCCGACGATTACACGAAGATCACCGCCAAGACAGCGGACGGACCGCGCTACAAAGCCCTCGGGAATAGCATGGCCGTGCCCGTGATGAGGTGGATTGGGGAGCGGATTGCGATGGTTGAATCAATCACAGAAAGGCCAAAGAAATGAAAATTAGACGCCGCGGAGCGCCGGGACACCGGCCCGTTGTACCCCCGCCAGCACCCTGCGGATATGAGAAGATCTGCGCTCAACAAGGCGTGCCATTAAACCTGGGCGCAACAGACCCAATTGTGGTATCGTGGATTCGTGCGAACCGGAACCACTGCTATGTCCCGGAGGATGTTTTGAGCGAGCTGAACCTGAGCGTGAATTCCAGAATCGGCGATTACGGCCTCACCCCCGGCGACAACTGGCGCGCTCCTCACGCTGGCCACTTTGGCTGTTCATTCTCCGACGAATAAGGCGAAATTGAAGCGAATCAAGGGTAAACAAGGGCGAGAAAACCACTTGACAGCCTTCTCAAAACTCGGATAAATAGAAGGGGATGGGGTACGCCCGAGCTTTGCGCATACGAGGACGGGGCACCACAGAAGCGCCGCGTGCTGGCCAGAGTGGGCCGAAGCGGAAGCCGCCAGGGGCCAAAGAGCCTGGACAAACCACTCACCTGCACCATAGGAGTCGGCAGTGCCAGCACGAAAGATTCCGAATCGAGTTTGTGTTATAGCAGGCCGACAGAATTGGACACCGTTCATCGGGGCCTGTCGAGGCCGAGACCATGGCCACATCACCGGCATCAAAGCTGCTCAACTGGTTGACCAGGGATCGGCGGAATGGGTAGAGACAGCATGGACCGACCAGCACGACCGTGAACATCGTCATAAGGAACCAGCAATCAGGCTGATCGACCGAAAGCGCTGGAAGGGTGTCATTAGCGGTCGCGGTACGACCAGGCCGATGAAGACAATGCAGTTGGTGTCGAACTGATGCAAGAGGTTCCTAGCAAGCTTCGAGCGTATCTTAACGAGGAGTTCGGTCCAGTGGAAGAAGACAGTTTTTGTGTCCGGGGTAGAGCAGTGGTAGCTCGGATGGCTCATAACCATCAGGTCGCTGGTTCGAGTCCGGCCCCCGGCACCAACAGTTTGCAGCGGCATGGTGATACGCGAGATGCGTATACAGGGTCTTGAGTGCTTCTTCCCGTCCGAAACACCGCTGCAAAGAGTCTCATTCCTCGCTTGAATGAGTGGTGGAGGCGGCGCAGTCTTTACGAATCGCCCAGGGTACGCATGGTATGAAGCGAGTTGAAGGATGTTTCGGACGTGGGTTCAATTCCCACCGGCTCCACCAATGGGGGGCCGTCACGGTTTCGACGGGAGTCTGGAGATTTGTGGACTGTGCAGGGACCGGTGCTCACCTTAACGAGAACCAAACAGCAACTGCCACCACACGTGACAGCAAGAAGTCAGCCAAGGTTTTGGCCTTCCCGGCCCGCACCGTGGCGCTTCAAATGGCGGCCTAACCACCGTCGGAGCCAGCCGGGAGCTTGGCAACAGAATTCCGGCACCATTCCATAAACAGAGAGGGGCGTAGCTAGGGAAAGAAAAAGCTGGACGGATTGCCGAGCGCTAGATCTGCGAGACGCGCTCAAGGTATAGGCAAAAGCGCAGGACCAGCCAATCTTGCAAGTCCTGAGTCCCAACATAGCAGCAGCACCCAACAGGCAGCGCCATTACGGGCTGCCTGTTGGCATTGGAGAGAAATGCTTGAAGACACAAATCCACCCCGCAACCGTCAGCCGCGCTGGCGCGCGGCGCGCCGTCGAGAGCTGAAGGAACACGGCATTACCCCCACCCGTCGCCGCTACGCCTGGAGCGTGCACACGACAGCGCTGCAGAAACTTCCAGAATGGGTTCATGCCGTGAAGATCGGCGCGCTGGGCACTCTGGCCAGTCGAAACCGCGTCTGGCTGAATCCGCGCGACGCCAAGCGGCTGACCTGGCAAGACCACTTGGCCGGCGGTCAGAGCGAGGTCACAACGGCTGAGTTGCGGTATTGTGAGGTATGCGGCAGGCCACTGATTGGCATAGAGGCGGAGAAGCGTCGTAAACTGAGCGAGAGCAGTTCGGACGGCCGCCAGCAGCCATGCGGACCGGAATGCGCACGGGATGCCGCCAGCGGATGCTGGAAGAAGTTGGGAAGGATTCAGTATCGGCGTAAAGCAGCCGCTGTACCCTACAGGAGATCGAAGTGATTGAATACGCGATTCGCGTCATCATCCGCATAACGGTTGGATTTCTACTGCTTTGCTTTGCGCTCGATGCCTCTGGTCAGTATGTGACCCTGACCGGCCAGATGCAGGGCGCCAACGGTTTGCCCGCATCCAACAACGTCATCAGCTTTGAGCCCTCCCAAATCTTCTTCATTCCTGGAACAAACACCACACAGCAAGTTGGGAACCTTTACGGCAGCGGCGCGCCCACGGGAACCTGCGTCGTTTCTGGCCAGTTCTACACGAACAACTCGACCACTCCCCCATCGCTCTATCAGTGCATTTACGGCGTCTGGGTCTACGTCGGCACGCAAGGTAGCGGCACAGTAACCAGCGTTGGAATCTCAGTTCCAAACTGGTTGACGGTCATTGGCAGTCCGGTTACAAGCAACGGCACTATTGCAATTACCGGGACCAGTGAGGCATCCAACCTGTTCCTTGCCTCCCCAAACGGAACTTCAGGCGCAATGACGCCGCGCGCAATCGTCTCAGCCGACCTGCCGTCAACCATAGCGGCCAACACGACCGGCAACGCTGCCACAGCCACCGCGTTAGCCTCCACACCCACTCTCTGCTCTACCGGATATTCCCCGACTGGCATTCTAGCGAACGGCAATGCGACGGGCTGCGCGGCAAGCACTGGCACGGTGACCAGTATTGGCATAACCGTGCCAACGATCTTGAGTGTCACCCCGTCAACTATTACGAGCAGCGGCACGTTTGCGCTGACGCTGGCCAGTCAGCCGGCATACAGCATTCTGAACAACGCAACCTCATCGAGTAACACGCCTGGATTTACGGACAGCCCTGTGGTGAACAACCTGACCGTTTTAGGGACATTATCGGGCGGTAACGTTGCTACTGGCGTATTGGGCACAGCCACCTCGAGTGCCAACTACAACAGCCAAAATCTTCAGGCCGTGGGCAGCTATTACAACGCCAGCACGTTAGCCGCAGCGTCAGATTCGTGGAGTTTTCAAAATGTGCTTGGAACTGGCACGTCTCCGACATCGACCCTGACCATCGGCCATACAGGGACCGCCGGAATCTCGTCAGTCTCGATCCCCTATCCGACGACATTGGCTGGTTTGACGGTGACAGGTGTCACAAACACATTTACCTCAGCGCTCATAGCTAACACTCTGACGGCGGGGCAATGCGAGGATGGGGTTTCCGGCACCATAACGGCGCTCAGTACTACCGCATCGTTTTCTGTGGGTCTGTATGATGCCACGTCGCCCAGCAATCTGCAATTTCTTGAGCCGTTTGCCTACAATCTAAACGGGACTCTGAACTGGTCGGTGTGCAATGTCTCGATAGCATCTCAAGCAGTGCTTGCCAGCACCTACATCAACATCAAGGTGATCAACTGATGAAGCGTTTAGCCTTTGCTTTACTTCTATCCTCGATCTGTGCGGCCCAGACAACTCCGGTTGTCGTGCCGACAACTGCCGAGTGCGCAACCAGCATGGACGGCTCGGTGGTTGGCGTGCAGAATCCGCTCGACATCCCCTTCGTGGCCGCTGGCTACACCGGCACGCTTCCTGTTGGTAACTACTATGTCCAGATCGGATGGTATGACGCATCGAGCCATGTGACGCTGGTCAGCCCTGAGGTTCAAGTGCAGCTCAGCGGCACCGGCCAGCTTCAGGTGAGCCCACCAACCAGCGGAATGCCCGCGACCGCGGTTGGAATGAACGTGTACATCGGGGCAAATTCGGGATCAGAAACCCTGCAAGGAACCACAATCGGAGCCGCGACCTTTACTCAAAGCACACCTCTTACGTCGGGCACGGCGCTTCCAACCACTAACACCACGGTTTGCAAGATCATCGCCAACGACGCCGGATGGCCCACAGGCACAGGCTACAATGTCAGCTTGACGACGCCCTCGGGCGCAACGATGCCGGGCTATCCAATGCGCTGGCAGTTGCTTGGACCGGGCGGCACGGTGAACCTCGGCCAAGGCCTGCCGTACTACAATGGCACCGTTAATTACCCGATTCCGATCCTTGCCATTCCCTACAACCATGCTCCGCAGTCGATCAGCGGCCCGCTGAGCATGACCGGCTACAGCATCAGCCAAGT